ATGGCAATGGTGCGGTAACAGCATCAACTGGTGCTACCGGCACAGCAAAAGCGATTGACATCGGCTCCGAAGTAACCGGCCCCGTTATGGTATTTATCGGCTAATTGCCGTACAGAAAGGAAGTGAAATAGACAGATGGCAAAAATCGCATTGAGTAATTTAACCCCCGACCTGTATAGACAGGCACATTCGGAGGCCATGACCCTTTCCATGTTTTTGGAAGGGCTAGACCCTTCTCCTGAAGGTGGTAAGCTGGATGCTTTTGAGAGATTGATGCAGGAAGCGGGGATTGTTACAAGTAACATTCCTGAGAAAAACATCTTTTCCTCCAAGGTGGAAGCGTTTTATCGCACCGACGAGAACAAACTACTGTTCCCTGAATATATCGCCAGAACTCTCGTTCAGGCAATGGTTCAGTATCCCGTGTTCCAATACCTTGTAGCGGCTCGGACAATGATTGACAGCAATGTTTACAAGGCTGGATACCTTGATCTGGACGATGCAAAGAACAAAAAGGCAACTCAGATGCGGCGTGTAACCGAGGCTGCTGAACTGCCTATCGCTAAGTTAAAACTTGGTGAATCCGCGATCAACATCTATAAATATGGTCGCGCAATCGAAGCATCTTATGAGGCCTTGCGCCGGATGAGCATTGAAGTGTTCAATATTCACCTTCAAGAAATCGGTGTCCAGGCTGCTGATAACAAGGTCGCTGAAATCCTGTCCATTATCAAAGATGGTGACGGCAACAACAACGCAGCTACCAGTTATAAGGCTAGTGACTTGGATTCGTCCTTCTCCGCTGCATTGACTAGAACTGCATGGATTAAATTCCTGCTCAAGTTCTATCCCCGTGCGTGTAACACCGTGGTATCCAATGAGGACGGATTGTTGCAGATTCTTGAGGTACTATACCCCGCCCCTGCGACTGCTGGCCTGATGGACGAACTGTTAGCCAAGGGCTTGAATGTTTCCGTATCCTTACCTCAAGGCTTTGTGTCCAATGTTACCCTGCTCTACAGCCCGTATGCCGAGAAAATCGACGGCAAGGTAGCTCTTTATGGACTGAACCGTGAGTCCGCTATTGAGGAAATCGTTGAGGTCGGTTCCACCATCAACGAGGTTGACAAGTTCATCAAGAACCAAACCGAGATCATGACTGTTTCCGAGAATAGTGGTTTTAGAAAAATACTCAAGAAGTCCTCTGCAATTATGACCCTTGAGTAATCGGAAAGGGGGCTAACCCCGTGGCCAATTTAATTTTAACCGGAGAAGAATGGCAAGAAAGAGTCCGTTCTGTGTTAGGGACGGACTCTGCCTACTTGCCCGATACCGTAATCGAATCACCAGAGTTCATCACGGTTGCCGAAGCCAATATTATTGACCAAGTGCCCGACTATGCCGACCTTACGGGCACTGACAAAGTGTATTTGGAAGCGGCAGCGGTATGCGAATGTGCAAGTCTCTTGTGTGATGCGATGGCAGTTCGAGTGCCACAGCGAGAGCAAGGGCCGCACTTTACGCAGGAATTAGTGGTGAATTGGCACAAGTTGAAAGCTGACTTGGGGAACAAGCGGGACAGTTATTTAGCGAGGTTATCGACAATGACTTTGCCGACTGTTCCGCATTTCCAAGTTCACAATCACAGGCGGTGATGACATGAGCGTGCTTCAAATCGCAGGGTTTTTCGTGGCGTGTGCGATCGTGATGGGTATAGTTCTGGCGATATTTACAGTCACGGAGAACGTAAAACTAAGCCGCAAGGCGTTTTGGGACGGTGATGAGTGATGACATACGCAGGTAAGTTCTTAAACGCACATGGACAGATCGCCACCATCCAGCGTACTCCTACCGTCACAACCCAAATGAGTCTCAAGCGTTCTACCAAGGCCGTGCGTGACCCTGGAATACGTGACAGTTCGTGGGAAGGGCTTGCTTTGGCTGATAGTGCCTTGACCGGCGGTGAAATCTTCTCCGTTGGCACAGACAAGTACCTGGTTCAGTCAGCCAACCTTGATGTCGCAAGCGGCGCAATAGCGTTCTTTGCCGTGAAGGTGAACTCTACCTTGACGCCGCTTAGACGGGAAGAGGAATTGGACAAGGAAAACAATCTTGTGATTACTTGGAAGTGGACACCAAAAGACACGACCATAGATGCGTTTGGGCAGGTTGTGACGTATGCCTTGCGGCAGTACGACCCCGGACTTTTGGAATCATCCCGCTATATTTTCTATCTGCCGTCAAGTTATGGTGTGCAGGTATTAGATCGTTTAGTTTTAGACGGCGAGAACTTCATGGTCAATGCCATTGACCCGTTGATGCTAGAGGGCGTTGTGCGGGTGCAGGCCGGAACAGACACGAGAGAGTAGGTGATGCTCATGGGGTAAGATTTGACACCGCAACATGTATAAGTGCCCTACAGAAGCATCTTGTAGCTACTCTTTTAGCGATGGCTGAGGAATACAAGACCTATGTCGCCAGCGAAATGCTGACTCCCGAAGGCAAAGATGATTTGACAACGGGGGAGATTGAGGCATTAGGTACATTCTTAGCCGTGAATGTGGTTGGTGGAGCATGGGCAACGATGGATGAATGGGGCAAGGGGTCACTCATGGATGAGAGTAATCCCGCCCTGTCATCCTATATGCAGTCAAACCTGTGGAATCCCGTGCGCCATGATACTACAATCAGAGGCCGACCTAGAGGGCAATACACTAACATCTTTGGCGAAACGAAAACTTCTACAGGTGCAATGCAATGGCTTGATTTAGAGTACTTAGCGGCACAAGGTGTTGTTGGAGAACATTTTTTGCCACAACCTCCATCCCATGCCATGCAGAGAACTGCCGAGTGGATGCGACTGAAACGAGTTCGGCAAATATGGCAAGAAGCACTACAAGCCTTCCCTTGGGGGAGGTTTTTTGTTGTGACGCAAGACTGAAAGGCAGGTGAGGCCGTTGTTTTAAGCCTGAAAAAGACTTGGCTGCTGTGCAAAGTTTATTCATGGAAGATGCAAGTATGAACGATATTTTAGGCATCACGTCATTAAGCGATGTAGAGAAAGTCAAGCGCATATTGAAACGGTCACAATGGACGGATTTGGCAACCAATGAAAAGCGGCTTTGCCTATATTTTAGGCCATCGCGAACTGCAAGGCTATCCATCGTGACCAATGAAGTATTACAGATTGATTGTCACGTTCCTGCAACACAAGACTACATGGCATATAGAGCCATAGCACGGGCGCAGGAATTGCTTTACAACAAGACGATCAATCATCGTATTTACGAGTTTGAAGGCCAGTTGGGAGAGTTGTCTACCCTAACTGGTTTTGTTTGTGTTGGGGCTAGATTTACATTCTATGCCCTGAAATAGCAATGAAAGGAAGTGAGTAAAACACAATGGCAAAATTAGTTTACAAGAAACCCGCGCACATCGAATTGATTCGGCATAGTGACAGTGCTAGATTCCTTGGTTTTGGAGTAGTGCAATCGGTTGATGTTTCTCTTAATGTAAAGACAGCTACACTGGAGGATGGATTTTCTGACTATGATTTGATGTTTTCGCAAGGTATGGATGGCAGTATCACGGTCAATCTTAATTCATTCCAGCCTAAACTTTATGCAGGATTATCTGGCGCGACATTCACGGAGAACAGTTCCTATGCTATCCGTCACATTATTGAAAGTTGCATTCCCTCTTCTGCACCATATACAATTGACGTAAAGAATGAGGGTACTCCTGCTACTGACCCTGTGCCCGTAGTGCATGATGCCACTGATAGTCCTTATGTCAACGTATCCTCTACTCCTACTACTGGACAGTTCAGCGTGTCTGGTTCGGTATTCACCTTTAGCTCTGCTGATGCAGGACAAGAAGTGGTGTTGGCCTTTGATGTGTCTGGAACTGGTGACAAGATGGAACTTCCCGCACAGTCTACCCGTTCGGTATTCCAGATGGTTTTGGCAGGTGAAGCGGTATTGGCTGAGGACGAAGGAACCATCAAACATGACTCCATGATCTTCGACAGCGTAGCACCGACTGGTGACTTAAAGCCGCCTACTCGGAGCAAGACCCCTGGTGGATGGAGTTTTACAATGGCTATGCAGAAACCTCGTGCTGGTCGTAAACCTGTTGATTATCGGGTGGCACGGTAAGGAGGGCTTGACAAATGGCTAAAAAGGAGGCACATCCCCCTGTTGATTTGACTACTATGCTAGGGACTGGCGATTACCATATCATTCAGGGGAAGCGGTACAAGATTAAGCCGTTGAAGCTGCGTGACCATAAGGAGTTCCTTGAGGATAACCTTAACATTGGCCCGCAGTTTTTTACCCTGATTGAGAAAAAGGAGATTGCCAAGTTAGAGAAGTGGATGGGGCGGTATTTGTTCGATGAGAATGACGAACC